CTCTATATTGAGCAAACGGGTCGTAATAAGCTCCACCTGCTACGTTACCTGAACCAGAGCTACCTCCTCCGAATAAATTGGAAACCCCAGAAGCAATTCCAACTACAGAAGCAACACTACCTAAACTAAATGTAAATTGGTCTAAAAGTAACCAAATGATTGTCTTTAAACTAAACATAATTATCCTATCATCTTTGTATAAATTCTTTCAATTGCCTTATAACCAAGTCTTTCTAATATAGGGCCAATATCCAGTTTTAATTTAGTGCCCATATAAATACGTTGCACATTCTTTTCTTTCAAACTTTCCTCTAAAAACTTAAATAACTTAATTCCTGTAAACCCATGACGATAGTCTTTATGAATAAAAAATATGTCAGTAAAACAAGTAATACTTTGTTGATAGTGCAAATGAGGCATAATCATTGAAACATGGTATCCAATTACTTTTCCGTCATTACGGGCAGTTACCATGTGTAACATTTCAAGTTTATCTAGTTCTAAATATCTGTCATAATTTGGGTTTAAAGGTATTTCAGGGTTGCCTGATACTTCTTCCCAATGGTTTTCAAATAAAGTTTTTATTTCATCAATAACAAGATAATATCGTTCTACTTGATAAGTAATCATTCTTTTGCACTTTCGCTTGTAAGTTTTAGTTCAGCAACTTCAAGGCGTAAAGGTTGAAACCCAGTGTAGAGAAATTCATAAGCTCTACGTCTAAATGTTCCTAAATTATATAAAATAGGTTTTTGCAAACTTAAATCTATTTGTCTATAATTTGACCAAGTGTCATAATCATCACTAGTATGCCTAACATTAATAACATCATTCATGTTATCACCTAAAAGAATTAGCTCACTATTAGATTTTTGATGGGTTGTCCCAAAACTATATCTTGGAGTTACCACTCGAACATTAATAGGCCCAAAAGGGTCTACATAATTACTCGGACTAATAGTATACACGTTTGCAGTCACTGCGTCAAGTACATAAGTATTTTTTGAGTTTGTTGGAAAAGTTTGAATAAAAGTACATTCAAAGTAACCTTCTCCTCCTCCAATAAATTGTTTACTTGTTGTCCAGTAATGCCAATCCTTTTCGTTTAAGTCAAAAACCAAAGTGACATCTTGGTCTGTTAGCACTAAACCATAAAAAGCATGCCCAGCAATACGGTAAATCCAACTATACACACCAGACAAATCACTAGCATCTAAAAAGTTTTCTACAGCTTTATTTGAAATAACTTGAGATTTTGTACCAGAAAGAATATTAACAGTTCTTCCACCTTCTTTATTATTTGCCATCCAAATAACAAAATCTTCAAAGTCTTGAATAGAATCTCCAGAAGCACACCCTACTTCTAAAGTAGCCGTGGTATTACAACTAAGAACACTACCCACAGGATTAGCATTGTCATAATAAAATTCCGTTGTCCATTGTTTAAAAGCTACTACATAGTTTAAATTTTTAGCAAGCCCTATAGCTAAGTCAGGCTCTGCATTAGCTGTAATATAATTTAAAGGATTCCATGAAGTAGGATTTTCAATATCACTTTGAAAAATTGTTCCTGATTGGTCCATAGCAAAAACATAGCTATCTAAGTAAACTAAGCCACTTACAGGATTAGAAGGAAAAGCATTTAATGCTGCAGAAGCAACTGCTTGAGTTCCTATCGCCCCAGTGATTGTTGTACTAGACACTGTTTGAGAGGTGTCTACACTATAAGTACCTTGTTTTCCTGCAGTATAAAATTTATATGTTCCACTACCAGTAGCAGTAAGTGGATTAGACAAAGTAATTGTGTTTGATGTAGTATCTACAGCAGTTATATAAGTATTACTTGAAATCCCTGTACCAGTAACAAATTGCCCAACTACAATATTTTTAACACTACTTACAACAAAAGAATAAGAACCACTTACCCCATTTTTTACATAAAGAGCAGTGGTAGTTGTAGCATTTGTAGCTGTTAATTGCGATACTATTAAAGTATTTGCAGTTACCCCTGTTCCTGAAATAGATTGTCCAGGATTGATTGCTCCACTTGTTACAGCAGTAACAGTTAAAGTAGTTCCAGAAATACTTCCAGTAACTACCCCAGTAGGAGAATCAAATACAACTGTAAGTGTTCCACTATAACCTGAACCAGGGTTAGTAACAGTAGCAGAAGTAATATTACCCCCGTAAGATAAATAAGTACCTGTACAACCACTTCCTGTAGTTCCTGTTACTGTAAAAGTACCAGAAAAAGGATACCCTGCCCCAGTATTAGTAACTGATACTAAATTTACTTGAGAAGCAATTTTAATAAAACTTCCTGTTGCATCTAAGTAATATCCATTTATTTTATCATGGAATACCATGTAAGGATGTGGAGAAGTTCCATTAGCTGTGTTTACAAAACTAATATTATTAGTAGTAGATAATCCTGTACCTTTAACTACAGAAGTTCCTCCAGTAATTTTAGTAAGTTTACCATTAGCTACAGCATATAAATCATTATTGTAAACCCATAGTCCTTGTCCTTTTTCAGCCAAAGGAGTAGTAATGGTGTATGTTGTTTTACCAGGGCGTTTTACTAAATGAGTTAATCCTCCAACAACTTCCTTATAACAATTAACCATTTTACTATCTTTGGTTATATCATTAGTTCTTTGAGTCATTGAAGTGACTAAAGGAATATCTACTCTAGGCATTATTTAAACCCTTTATTCATTCCACTTCTAATATCAGGTACAAAAAATACAGAAGCATTTTCAACATCCCAGTCTTCTGCAGAATGTTTGTACGCTACAGCTTTTGCATCATAATAGCCTCTATCGGTTAAACTTTTATCATAATCAGAAGCAAGTTCAGCCATCAATGCCCATTTTAAAGCCAAGAACCATTCGTTAGGAAAATCAAAATTGTCTGTAGGCTTAATCATATCCATTAAAGGACGTTGTACAGTTACAATAAGTTCATAGTTTGTTTGTGTGTTACTATCAGGAGTTAGATAGACACTTAATTCACCATAAGTAGGTTTTGGGTTATAAAAATAACTATTAATTGTTCCAGTATTAAACTTACTACCTAACATATTGTATTCTTGACGGCTTAATGCTTGCATAGGAATATCAATATATTGAGGGGCATCTGACAAATTACGCAAGAACCCTTGAATTACTTTTAAAGGTCTATTAGATACAACATTATTAGATGAATCAGTACCAATGGTGTAAGTAGTTTGTCCAGCAACTAATGGGACAACTAAATCATCAATTGTCCATAATTTCATGCCATCTTTTTGCCAATTCTTAATAATTAAATTAAGAGCAAAAGAAGCATTTTTAGTTGCTTCTGTTGTAGGCTCTGCACCTTCTTCAAGGACAGACAAACCTCGCAAAGCTGCTTGGATAACCTGGTCTCTAGTTACCGTAAAACTTGTTGAACCTGATGTACTCATTTAGAGTCTCCACTATATTTCATAGATATAAATTTAGAAGCTATGGCTGCGCCCCCTACAATGCCCAAATAAGCCATCCAAATGTCTGCTGAAGGCTCAGGTATCATAATGAACTTAATTGTTCCTGCTAGGTAGGCTATATTGCACCACAGCTTACTATGGCTAACCTTTCCTTCAACATTAGTAATAATGTCTTGAATCATTTTTTACCTGTTAAGAAAAAATAAAACATTGCACAAGCCCCTGATACAGCTACAATCCATCTAGCAGTAGCTCCAATCCAAGCCAAAGCTTTTAAAGCTCCCTTGGCATCATTCCATGCTTCAAGTAGTTCTGCAGTGTTCTTTTTAATACATTCAATGTCTTTTTGAAGGCCATCTACTTCTGATTTAAGGTCTTGCATTGTTGTCATATTAATCACTCTGTATTGGTATTAAAAGTTCCAGGGGGCACTGTATAAGAAGTATCTCCTGCTGGCAATGAAACATACTTGTCTGTAGGTTCGTCTCTTACAAAAGGGACAAGTTGGGGGTCTGGAACACCTCGTACAAAGTCTTGCGGTTGTCTAATTTCCCAATCTTGTTCACAACACATTAGTCCATCCCAGCGTTGTTTTAAAATAGATGCTTTAAACTTTCTGCCACATACATCACACATGGCAATCCAGTCTCCTCTATCCCATCTACTTTTGTAACTCATTCTAAAGACCCTGGTGAATATACAGGAAGGTCCGCTACTGTAGTTAAAGTATTGCTTAAAGAAGTATTAATAGTTAATACTATTCTATATGTTACTTGGTCTAATCCACCTTGTATTTGTTGGGCTACCCTAGTTCCAATAATAGCAGGAATACCTGACAACATTGCAGAAGGATTACTATCACTTCCATCTTTAACTAAAATAGTAAATGTAGCAGAAATAATAGTTTCAGAATCTCCTAACACATTAATAAAGTCAAATAAGAACGGTTCGCTCTCTGTAGTTAATTTGTATGAAAACTGTTGACTCATTTTAAATTACCTTTTATTAATAAAACAAAGTTCTAACTTTAGTAGAAACAATTGATATACGAGTATTAATGTAGTTATAGAATGAAACTAAAAACTCTACTATAGCACTAGTTGTATTAGTAACTACAAGAATAGACAAAATCTTTTTAATTTGTTTTACTAATAAAGCTGTATTTCCTACTGTTATAGAAAGTGTTTTAAATAATGTAAGTTTTTTAGCCAAAGATACAGAATTAGACACTGTAGCTGTTATCACTTTAAAGAAAAACTTAAATGAAGTGTATGTTGCAGAACTTGTTGTAGTTATTAGTTTAATAACATTTATTTGTTTAATTACAGAAGTTGCATTAGACACAGAAATAGTAAAAATCTTTTTAATAGCATTAGTTAAAGTAGGTATTACAGAAGTTGTAATATTTTTAATAGTTTTTATTGTTTTAACTATATTGGCTGTAGAAGAAACAGAAATATTAGCTAATGTTTTACTAATTCCTTTTAATACAGAAGAGGTAATAGTAGTTGTAACAGTTAGCACTGGAGATGCAAAAATCCATCCAGAGTTATTTCCATTACTTACATTACCATTAGTAAATAAAGCATACCAAGTAGCCCCACCAGTAGCATTACTGTCTTGAAGTGATACATAGGAAACGCTAACAGTTCCACTTGCTTTTGATAGATTAGCTTGTGTACCTGCTATACTACTATTAATTGTTACTAAATTACCAGCCGTACCATTCACATTAAAATTAGTAACTGTAGTTGTTTGAGCATTTTGAAATGTAATCGTAGTAGGGCTAACAGTATTACTAATTGTATTAAATATGTTTGTGCCAAAAACAGTTAAAGCATTGCTACTGCCTTGAGTTAAATTATAATAGATTAGTCCACCACCATTAAATGTACCTATACCACTTCCATTAAACAAAACAGTAGAAGTTGACGCATTTAACGTCATCCCTGTCACATTACCAAAAGCCCAAACTGTACCTGTCCCTGTTAATGTCCAAGTACCTGAACCCATTAATATACTTCTATTATTTGTATTATTAGATGAAAATATCCCTGTCGTTACGTTTTTATTGTTAGCATCAAAAGTGCCTGATGTAACTGTTAAGGTTCTTGTAGAACCTAAAGTCAAAGCATCTTGAAGTTGAACAGTGCCACCAACACCATTTTGAGTAATAGGAAAATCTAATGTTTGTCCATTAGTTGTTATTTGTTGTGTGCCTGATGTAGCCGCAAAGGTTACTAAAAATACTCCACTTCCCACAGTCATACCAGAACTAAAAATAATATTACCAAAACTTGTAAATGTAGTGTTTGTATAACTTCCAGTAAAGCCTGTAAAATTAATGTTTTTATAACTTCTACCCGAACCACCAAAAGAAACAATATCAGAACCTGCGGATACATTTAAATTTAAGGCATTAGATTCTGTTCCGCCTGACCCAATAGCATTAAAAGCTATAATTCTAGTTCCTATAGACCCTGAATATGTTGAATTAACTGTTGGTGTTCCAGTGTATGTAAATCCTGTGGCTGTAGTTGTATTAAATACAGTAGCATTATTACCTGTAACTGTAATGTTACCTGCACCAAAAGCAATGGAGCGAGTATTAGAGATATTAGAGTTAAAAATACCTGTAGTTAATGTGTAGTTACCAGTTCCATTATTGGTTAAATCTAATGCGCCAAAAGCATGAGTAAATGTTAATGTAGAACCTAATGTTAAGTCGCCATTTATTCTTAATGTACCACCAGTTACATAGCATTGAACTGGTTGTGGAAATGTAATTCCAGCAGAAGTAAGTATTGCAGTTCCACTATATTTTAAGAATGTTAAAAGCCCAGTACCTGTTACAGTAATTGCTGAACTTAAAGTATAGTCACCAAATAAAGATAATGTTTGTGCGCCCGTTGCAAAAGTTGCTGCGTTAGACCGAGTAGAAAAATTTAATGTCGGCATTTGCCAGTTGGCATTTACTGTAATTGTGTTGCCTGTTGTTAATCCAGCGTTATCAATAATTACAGTATCTTGAGCTAAAGGAAAGGCAGTAGTAGTACCACCAGTATTACCTGATGTAGTTGACCATACAGCTCCGTTCCAGTTAGCAGATGCAGCAGAGTTCCAATAAACAGTTCTAGGAGTTGCCCCAGTAATATTTGTGTTATTACCACAATCCCCA